GCGCTGACCATTGCGCAGCTTATTTCTATCGTCGTATTACTACCGGCCGGAGCATTCCGAGCATGGCGCAAGATTGACGAAAGATTGACCGCGCAGGATACAAGACTTATCAGGATTGAAAGTCAATTCCACCGCAACGGAGGAAGCACGCTACGCGACCAAAACGACAGAATGGAACGCGACCTAGCAAAACTCACAGGCCGGTTCGACCAGCACATAGAAGAAGGTCGTGAGTAAAACTTGGTTGGGAGGCGCAATAACATTGACATTATTGCTAAGCGGTTGCGGGTATCAGGGGTATACAAGGTATCCATGCCAAGAATTTGCAAACTGGGCAAAGGCAGAATGTAATCCACCGCAATGTGAAGCAATCGGACAATGTACAAAGGATTTATTACCAGATGTGGAGACGCAGAATGGCTAGACGGAAGTTCACGCCGGAAGAATTACACGCGCGCCTAATTGTAACAATAGGCATTTTGCTGGCCTTGGTGTTTGCAGGTTCAGTCTTCGCCATGCTGTACGCACTGGTATTCGTAACGCAGCCTATGGCGCAAGCACCTAACGACGCAGCGTTCATTGACCTTGTGTCTACCTTGTGTGTCTTCCTTACTGGTACGCTCTCAGGCATACTTTCGGCAAACGGATTAAAGTCCAAGCCGAAAAACAAAGAAGAAGGGGAAGCAAATGAGCATAAGTAAAGTTCTCGAATCATGTAAAGCAACTATCGGGTACACAGAGGCAGAAAATAACGATACAACTTTCGGCAAGTGGTTCGGTCTAAACAATCAACCTTGGTGCGCAATGAGCGCTTCAAAAATGTACTTCGACGCTGGCATTATCAGTTCTGTGGCAAACACTAGAAAAGGATTTGCCTCTTGTGACGCTTGGTTAAAGTACCTGACAAAAAACAATCAGATAGTACCTATCGGACAAGCGCAGCCGGGAGACCTAGTCTTCTTTCAGTTCGACGCAGACGCGCAGCCTGACCATGTAGGAATTGTCCAGTTCCACAATAAGACATTCAAGACAATCAACGTCTACGAAGGCAACACATCAGATAACAACAAGGGCAGCCAATCAAACGGAGATGGCTTCTATCTAAAGAAGCGCGGCTACGGTACGATTATGGCAATCGCTAGACCTAAAGGAGTAGCATGAACAAAACATTAAACGCAGCATTAGCCTCATACGGCCGCGCAGCGCTAGTAGCAATCGTGGTAGCAATTTCTATGGGCAAGACAGAGCCGCGCGACCTACTGACAGCGGCAGTAATCGCGGTAGCAGCACCGTTGCTACGCGCAATCAATCCTAAAGACGCAGCATTCGGCGTAGTAGCAGATAACGCGGCGTCAGAGATTGAGAAGCTTCTAAAGGCAGACACAAAGAAGAAGACAAAGAAGTCCGCAAAATAAAGATAAAAACTAAATAGCAAAGAGCCTCTAACCGGTGGGGAACGGTTGGAGGTTCTTGCATTTAACGGCTAAGATTATCCACAGGAGGCATACACATGGCGCTAGCAAAGAAGTTGCAGGAGATTGGCGAGAGCAGGAACAGAAATGTCTGCTACTACAAGAAAATGTACGACTCTTTATCAGCGGAAGACCAAAAGGCATTAGACGACGCATGGGCAAAGAAGTATTCGGCTAACGAAATACTTATGGCGTTGCGAGCAGAGGGAATTAAAAGCAGCAACGAGGCCATAAGACGACACCGAATTGGAGCATGCGGATGCCAAGAAAAGAAATAAAAGACATTCTGGACGAGCGCCAAAACATTTACGGCGACGCGCATAAAAACTTTGCAATTACCGGCCGCATTTGGGGCGCGATGTTGCAGATGGACGACATTCCAGCATGGCAAGTGGCACTCATGCTAGACGCATACAAGAGCGTTCGGTGCTTCGCTAACCCGGCGCACGAAGATTCATGGCAAGACAAACTAGGCTACACAATTCACGGCCGCGAGATTGCGATGACAGATGAGCCTTAAAGACAAGTTCGACGAAATGCCGGAAGACATTGAGAGCAGCGATGTAACTGAGTTACGCCGGGCGCTCATGCGTACACAAAAAAAGTTGATGGAGACAAAGCAAAAGGTAGATGACCTAGTAGCAGCGACACATCAAGCGGCATACGACGCAACATTGTCGGCAGGAAGGATTAACCCGGTAGCGGAACCGAAGTTAGAAAAGAGCAAGAAAAAACCGGAAGTCGCACTATGGCATTTAACAGATTGGCAAGGCGCAAAGAAAACAACAAGTTACAACAGCGATGTAATGCGCGAGCGCGTCATGGCCTTCGCAGACAAAGCAACAAGAATTACAGAAATCCACAGAGCAGACCACCCGGTAGATGAAGTCTTTATCCTCTTCGGAGGAGACATGATTGAAGGGCTGTTTAACTTCCCGAGTCAAGCATTCGAGATTGATTCAACGCTATTCGAGCAGTATGTCAATGTAAGCCGCTTGTGCGTAGATGTGGTACGACACGCATTAAGCAATTACAAGAAGGTAACAGTCGTACCGGAGTGGGGAAATCATGGACGCATTGGAAGCAAGAGAGACAATGTACCTCGGTCAGATAACTTCGACAGAATGTGTTACGAATTGGCGAAGCAGCTTCTACAAGGCGAAAAGCGACTGGAGTGGCAGGATTGCCCCGAAGACATACAGCGAGTTGAGATTGGCAATTACAGAGCGCTGCTTATCCATGGAGACGAAGTAGGCCGCAACGGATTCGCCTCACCCGGCGCAATTGTGCAACACGCAAACCGCTGGCGCTCAGGTTCATACCCGTGGGAGTTTAGAGATGTGTACATTGGCCACTATCACACGCACGCAGAATGGGCGATGGCAAATGGACAAGGTTCTGTTTATCAAACCGGCAGCACCGAGAGCGACAATAGATACGCAGGAGTAATGCTCGCAGCAAGCGCGACACCTTCTCAGCGACTACATTTCATTGACCCGGTAAAAGGCCGCGTCACAGCCGGATACAAAGTGTGGTTAGACTAATGGAGAAGACATTGCAGATACATTTGGCGGAGCAGCGCGACGCAATCCGACAAGCAATCATTGACGAACCGGAACCGACAGACATGAGTTGGCAAAGCAAGATTATTTGGGAGATGGCGCGCATACGATTCACCGAGATTGTAAACGAGGCGGCAGATGCCGACATACGAATTTAAGTGTCCAAAGTGCTTCCGACTGGAGGAGCAGTACTTCGGGTTCCAAGAGGAACACAAACTATTGTGTCCAAGTTGTAAGACAGAGATGGGCAAAGTAATCGGCGCAACGCCGGCTATTTTTCATGGCGGAGGTTGGGGAGGCAAATGAGACCGGCAAAACTACTAACGCAAAACAGCGAGTTACGACCTGACGGGATTTACAATTGGTCTTTACCAGCCTTCGCTATAAAACTAACAAGCGGAGAAAACTTCAATGTGTGTCCAAACGCAGGAGCGTGCGCAAGCTTCTGCTATGCCCGCAACGGCACATACCTGTTCAGTAATGTAAGAGGCAGACACACACAAAACCTCGAATACATTCTGGAAGACCCGCAGGGCTGGTTCGGTCAAATGCTGGAGGAAGTCCAAAAGCCAAAAATGACAGGGAAGTTCATACGGATACATGACGCAGGAGATTTCTTCTCAAAAGAGTATCTAATTCTGTGGCTCACAATTGCCCGGCTAACACCGCAAGTAACTTTCTATTGCTACACAAAAGAAGTTGCCATGTTCAAGGAAGTTGTAGAACCGGATTGCCCGGACAATTTCAAGTACCTGTACTCCATGGGCGGCAAGCAAGACCACCTAATCAACAAAGAGACAGACCGGCACGCGGAAGTCTTCCCGGACGACGCAGCAATCCTAGACGCGGGATACGGCAATCAAGACGCAAGCGACCTACTGGCAATCACGCTACCAACAAACAAGATTGGCATACCAGCAAACAACATCAAGCATTTCAACAAGAAGATGGCACGCAGGACATTCGGTCAATTACAGGA